AAAGCCCTTGACCGCTCCGGTAGCGTTGGTCAGGAAGTCCCCGATCTTTTGAAAGGCGGGAGCGAGCTTGGTCGTCAAGGTCGAAACCAAGGGAGCAACCAAGGGCTCTAAGGCTCGGAGCAAATCAGCAAACTTGTTGGCCCACTCGACGGCCAGACCTCCGCCACCCTTGGAGATGAAGGGCTCAACGATGGCGGAGCCGACGTCCCTCATAGCTCCCTTGATCCGGTCCATTGCCCCGGACCAAGTTTGCTTGACGTTTGCCGCTGCCCCTCCGAATCGAGCCTCCATGCCTGCCGACAAGGCATCGAGCGCCTTACCGGCATCGAGGGAGCCTGCCGTTATCTCATCCTTGATCTGAGCCCCGGTCTTGCCCATTTGCGAACCGATGAGGTCGGCCGCGTTGATGCCTCGTTGAGCAAACTGCATGAGGTCTTGGCCGGTTATCTTCCCTGCCGCCGATATCTGGCTCATGATGAGGGAGATTTCCGATATCTGTTGAGCGCTTCCGCCCGTTGCCGCTACCGCGTCTTGGATCGATCCAAGGTAGGGAATGACCTTTTGAGCGGAGATGCCGAAGCCGATCATTTGTTGAGTGGCTTCAATGAAGGCTTGTCGAGGGAAGGGGGAGGTCTTGGCAAAGGCCGAGATTTGACTCATCATGGCCGTTGCCGCTTCTTGACTGCCGAGTATCGTCTTGAAGGCGGCATTGCTCTTTTGATAGAGCGAGTTGTACGACACTCCCGCCGCTACCGTCGCTCCGGCAAAGGCCGAAGCCGCTCCGGCGGCAACGGTAAAGCCAGTTGCTAGCGCAGTGCCAACGGTGGAAGCGACCTTGCCCAAGCCAGAGGTCAGCCGGTCCCCGATGGATTTGGAGGCTTGGTCCCCGGCATCGGTTGATGCCTTGGCAATCTCTTGGGCGAGCCGTTGAGTATTGGCCGTGACCAAGACTTGAAGTGCGGAATACTCACCGGCCATTGGTAACCCCTTGAGCCCGGAGGTAGCTCCCTAGCTCTCCCCATTGCAGTTGCTTGCCTTGAGCCTTGACCTTTCCCTTGCCCGGTCGAGCGAGGGGCTCGGGTTGCTTGGCCTTGGACCCGGCAACCCGGATGACGACCCAAGTCAGCATGTCGATAGCGTCATTGAGTCGAGCCAGCAAATGGGCTTCATTCGACCACGATCCCTCATCGACTCTCGGCAGCGCTCCGGGAGGCAACCGTCGAGAGAGGACATGAATCCGCCGAAGCGATACAGAGGCATCGAGGACATCGATGCCATAGACCGCCATCATGGCGGCTTCTATGTCCGGATCGAATCGGGCTCGGGCCGCGAGGATAAATCCGGCATCCCCGTCCCCATCCCTTGCTTGCTCATTTCCTCCATGAGTACGGGCATGGCATCGAGGGGGATGATGGCCGAGAACCTCGGCCATTCATCCTCTCCGACTATCTGCCGCAAGCAAAGCACTACGTCAGCCGGGTTGATGTCCTCGGGCTTGGCTTCCGAGTATGCGGCCAAGGTGGCGGAAACGCTCAACGGCCAAGAGGTCATTGGAGGGATCGAAAAGTGTTCCTCCCCCCAATCAAACTCAAACGGGACGCGCTGAGCCTCGCTCTGAGCCGCTTGATGAGCGGCTTTGAGGTCGAAGGCCATTAGGCCGCTTCATTGGCGGGAGTTTGAGCCGTTGCTACCAGCGCTCCCGTATCCGGGCCGGTTTGCAGGTTGGCAAGGACTCCGTTGTCGTCCATTGCCGAGAGGGTGACTTCCCAACCGATAGCGGAACCCCGTTGGAATGAGACATCGCCGGTATCGCTCAACTGCGCTCGACCAAAGACGATCCGGGTGATGACTCCGGAGTCCCTGATGTCGATACCGATTGCATAAAGCTGCCCGCCGACGTCGGAGCGAATGTCAAAGGCAACCTCTCCGCCTACCCCCGGAGTAGCCGGAGGCATGTCGAAGTACATTGCCAAAGTGTCCGGGTTCGTCTGCCACATGATGAAGTGAGCAGTCAACTCCTTCCCGGTAATCATGGTCTTGACCGGCGAGGTCGATTGCCAAGGAGTCAAGGTGTCGCTAGTGGTCGAGGACGATACGGTGATGCCATCGTCAGAGATGTAGCCGATGGGCTCCCAAGGTGCGGCCCAAGCGGTAACAAGGTCAGCCGGTCCGGCAGTACCGGCCGGAGCCCGGTAAAGGCCCGGACCGTTGTTGATGCCTAGGAGGATTTCATCCGGGTTGAGCAATGGCTCAGCGGGAGGGGACATTAGGGGTTTCCTTTCTCTTTGCCAGTATTCGCAATGTTGGTCAAAGACTTACGGGTTGGATGGACCCGGTACTCAATGCGGATCGTGTACCGCGGCGCGCCATCATTGATGTCGGGATTCCACAAGGGACCCTCTACGATTTGCGCGTAGGTGATGAAGCCGTCCGACCAATAGACATCGGGCAGGCTCATAAGCTCTTGACGGACTAGCTCGGCCTTGTCGGCGGTAGCTTTCTTTTGCGGACCTCGGACGTCAACTTGAATGGCCCAAAGCCATTGCCATCCCTTGACGCCATCGTCCCGGGAGGTATAGGCAAAGGACGTCACTCCTTGATGCCCCTTGAGGTTTGCCCATACCCAAGCCTCAAGATCGGGTTGAGCGATGACGGGAGCCGGAGTCATCGACTGACCCGGGCTCGCACGCCAGAGATGATCCGGCCAAAGACGGGACGGGCGGGGACGTAACGGGTCCCGTACTCGATGAATCGACCATACGGGACCTCGTTGGAGACTTGGTAAACCCCGGGCTTGAGCTTTTGAACCCGCCACCCTGCCGCATAGCGTCCGGTCTTGCCCCTCGGGCTCTGAGCCGCTACGGCATCCCGGACTTGGTTGGCGATACCGGCAACGATGCCGTCCGCGGCCATCTTGGGAGCCTGCCGGTTGAGAACCTGATAGGTAGACCCGCCGCTAGAAGCCATCTAGAGCCGCCTAGAAGGCTCGGAGAGCCCCTCGGAGGTCGGTTGAGGGGTTGCAACCCCGGGCCAAGTGTCGAAAGACGTAGCCGAAGCCGTCCAACAATCGAGCGGAGAGGTCCCATCCCCGTTGCCGGTCGGGTCCCCGGCATAGCGGCATTGAGTCAGGAAGTAGAACCGACCTCGACACTCGGCAACGCTCCCCTCGATGAGTTGCATCTCGACGGGGAGGAACACTTGCCCGTAGCGGTCTCGCGCCGGTCCGAAGGGACCTCGACCTCCCCCGTCCGCGGCTCGGACGTCGGAGATGCCGGGAGCTTGCTGGAGATTGCCCATTCCCTGCCAGTAGGGCTCAGGGTCAGGCAATCGCCAACCGTGCTCATCGAGGTCCTCGGAGGGAGGGTAAAGCGTGATGGGATCGGGAGCGATGAGGGGAGCCATCAAGGATCAATCCACCAAGACATATCCCGGAGCAACGGGGCATAGGTCGGGTCCATGACGGAGCTATACAAGGGAACGCTCTCGATGTAGCCGGTCAGGAAGCTTCGGTGCCAGGAAGCTCGGCCGATGGCGGCTCCGTAGGACCCGCTCGGGCTTGGAGGACTGTAAGCAACGGATTGGATGCCGGTTGAAACGCTCGACACTGAGGGAGTCGGAGCTTGCATGGCCGCGTAGTATTCCCATTGCAAGGCGGCGCAGAGATGGGGCTCAATGTTCCAATAGATGTCGGCCATGCCTTGAGCCACGGCTTGGGGCATTCCTCCCGCGTCAGGAGGATCAAGGGGCGGAGCCCAAGGCTCCCATCCCGACGCGGGATCGGTCATGCCGCCACCAATGACAAAGCGTTGGAGACTGCCGCTCCGTTTCGAGCCGTCACGCTATAGGTTGCCGCGGCAGGGAAGTCAGCAACCATGCTGATATGAGTGGCATCTTGAAAGGTTGTCGGTTGAGCTACTCCATCGAGCCGAAGGACCGATGAAGCGGTAAAGCCGGTCCCGATGGCTTGAACGGTCTTACCGACTCCGACCGTGACCGGCGAGGGGACAAGGGAAGTGAGGACGGGAGGGACCGGAGCGCTCCCCGATCCCCCTCCCGTCTTGAAAAGCCGCCCGGACTTGTCTCGGGACCAAGGCATGAAGGATCAAGCCTTCTTGGCCGCGGTACCGGATGGAGCGGAAGCCGTCATGACGCCAACCGTGGCAACGTCGGTGATAGCCCACGGCTTGGCTCCGGTCGGAGCCCTTGGCGTTACCGGTTGAGCAACGACAACGCCAAAGCGAGCGTGAACCCTCATGAGGACTTGATCGTCTTGGAAGGCGGAAACAAGGACCACGCCCGCAGAGTCAGCAATGATCCCCTCGGTCGAGAGGTCATAGGAGATATCTTGGCGGACTCCGACCAGGAGAGCGTCCCAATCGCCAGTAATAAAGTCCTTGGTCGCATCCGGAGCGGTCAAGTTGAAGATGACGGGGACGCCATAGATGCTCGACATGGCCGCATTGTCCACTTGAGCCGGACCAAGCAAGAGCGCTCCGCCCGCGTCCCGGACTCCCCGGAGAGAGGCTTTGATGGCTAGGTCGGCAGCATGACCAGTGACCGGGACTCCTTGAGCCTCGACCGAAGCCATCGCCAGATTGACGCTATCGAGCGGGTCGGTCCCTGCCGCTACGATGTTTGAGAAGGCGGGAGCGACAAGACCTCCGGCCGGATAGGAAGCCGGAGCCCCGGTCCCCCAAATGACGGCGTTGTCGAGCGCTACCGCGATGGCTTGAGAGAGTTGAGGTCGAGCGTAGCCCCAAAGGTCAACGGAGGCATCGTCAAGGTAGGCTTGAGGGATCGAGATGATGGCGGCGATTTCCTCCGCCTTCATCGTCTTGGACGATAGCTCGAAGTCGGTAAACGCCTTCCGACCTCCGACCGAGACAAAGCTTGCCACCGGGAAGGCTCCGGCAATGGGAATCTCGGCAATACCGGAGCCCATCGGGACTCTCCGGCCCAAGGCCAGGACGGCAGACTGGACAACCACTCCTTGGATGACTTGGTTGGCGTAAGTGGTCGGAATGAGCCCGGAGGCATCAATGGGGGGCATGGTTCTCCTAGGTGTCAAGTTGATGGTTCACTTGGCACCCTGATAACCAAGCCTCACGCTTGAGCCATCCGGGCTCGGGACTCACTCCCTTTGCCTTTACAACCTCGGAGGTTGCCTCCCGATCCAAACCTCACGTTTGAGCCGGTCCAAAGCGGATAGTAACCCCGTCGAGGTCGCTTAGCAAGCCTCCTTATCGCTTGGAGCGCTTGGCGACCACCTTACCCACATGGCGGGAGGTCCCCATCGTCTTTGTCTGAGCCGCTCGGGAGAGCGCGTTTCGATGGATGCCTTGCCTTTGCCGCTCGGAGATTCCCGCCTTGCGGGCTTGAGCTTGGGTCGGTACCGGGTACTTCCTCTGTTTCGGATAGGCAAAGGCGGAGGATGGGAGCGCCTTGCGTTGCTTTGCCGTCAGAGCCATCGATCATCTCCCCCGGCCTAGAGCGCTCCGGA